AGCGGGTAAGCTCATAGAGGATGGGTATCGGGTTATTCGTCATGTCGGGGGTGAGTCTTCAGACTTCCCTGAAAAATACCGTAACCGACGGGTACAGAACTATATAACCCTATACGAGAACTTCAGAGACTACAAAATCAAAATTAATACTGAGGACATAGACGACCTTGAAGAGTTGAGGGCGCATCTATTCAGTATTAAGCGACGTGTTGAGAATGAGAAGGTTGACGATTTGGAGCCGAAAGAGGCCATCAAGAAATTAGGTCTACCGTCACCAGATAGGGCAGATTCTCTCTCGATGATATTTATCGATAAGGCGCAATTTGAGAACATTGATATGTCAGCATATGGTTCATTCGGATCACTACAGAGCGTAAACTATGCCTAGAGAAATTGCATATTCAGAACCAAGCTACTTGTACACTGGTAGGGATTTTGAGAAGTACAACCCTGATTCTTTGATTGGCCGTAAAGGTTATGCCATCTATAAAAAGATGATGCTCGATGAGCAGGTGAAAGCCGTTGTAAAATTTCGCTCTGATTCTATCGTATCTCGTCAATTCTCGTTTGAGATGGACGATCCAGAAGAGGAGCGTATAGCCGTTTTTGAATCAGTTATTGAAAACATTACAGGCAGCTGGACCGATAAAATCAAAGGCATTTTAAGCGCGATCTATTGCGGGTTTTCCATGTCTGAGATCGTGCCGGAGTTAATAGAGGTTGAGGGTAAGAGCTGGGTAGGACTTAAAAACCTAAAGCTTCGCCCCTTCGATACGTTCGCTTTCAAGGTTGACCAGCATGGTAATGTGTTGGATATCGTTCAAAAGGTATCGGGAAAAGAAATTAAAATCAATCCAAAGCGGTTCATTCATTACGTTGTAAATCCTGATATGGATGAGCACTATGGAGAGAGCGAACTAAGGGCCGCCTACCGCGCTTGGTTCTCTAAAGATTACGCCATTAAATTCCGCAATATGTGGCTTGAGCGCCACGCGGGCGGGTTTAGGTATCTGCAACCAAAACAGGGAACCACGCTAAATCCTAATAGCTCCGAGTACACGCAGCTACAGAACCTACTAAGCAACATAAACACCTCAACGGGTGGAATAATCCCGCCTACGATGGAGTATAATAGCGAGTACCCATCAAATAACGTGGCGTACAAGGAAGCTATAGAGGATTATAACTTCGCTATAGCTATGGCACTCTTAGTACCTAACTTGGTGGGTATAACTCCTCAAACGCAAACAGGCAGCTATTCACAGTCTGAGATTCAGCTACAGAGTTACTTCGAGACCCTCACGGCAGACATTGACCGGCTGGAGGACGCCTTAAATGAGCAGCTATTCAAGCGACTTGGGGATAAAAATTGGGGCGATGGTAACTACCCTATTTTTAAATTTAAATCCATGACCAAGCTTGAGAAGCTCGACATGATCCGACTGTTCAAAGAATTGGTTGGTACCAGTGCCGTTAGGTCATTTTCAGAGGATGAGGAGCATATCCGTAAATCGCTTGGCTTCCCTCCCCTGCCTGAAGATGCAGACGAGCAACAGCCTCTAGGCGAGCAGCCAGAAGAGGAAGAGGAAGAGGAAAAGCCAGAAGAAACCGTCATGGGCAAGGGTAGCGTAACCGTTACCGCGTTCACCAAGGCAGAGCGGCGGGTTGATTTTGCCGTTATAGCCCGTAACTCAGATTCCATTATTGATGAGTACACCCAGTTCATGGCTGAAACTATGGATGATATCGTGGCTGACCTGATCAACAAGGGTAAAGGGGGTGGTTCGGTTGATGAGGATGTCTCAAAGAATATAAAGGCCGTTAAGACTGATTCAAAGATGAAGCAGAAGCTCAACCGGATCAGCAAATCAATGCTTAAAGAGGGTGTCGCTCTCGGTACTAAACACGCATCTTTTGAGGTGAATAAAGCCAAGCGCAACGGGTTTAGCGCTGACCACAACCGCCTAGACTTCATAGCCGATGACTTCTTCACTACTTCAGCTTTCAAAATCACTGGCAACCTAACAACCGAAGCCGAAAGCATGATAGAAACTGAGATCCTTAACGGCGCTCGTTATGATAAAACGTGGGCCGAGATAGAAAAAGCGATCTATGCGGCGTTTGCGTCCAAGGGGATGATTACAATCGAACAGGCTAAATTGGCATTAGGTGAATCGCTCGACGTTACCAACCCAGATGCACGACTAAGAACAATTGTCCGTACCTCAACATTCGATGCAATAAATAACGCACGCCACGCCTATTTCACTGACCCTAAACTCGACGATTTTGTCCAAGCGTTCGAATATTCTGCTATACTCGACAGCAGAACAACGCAGATTTGCAGACATTTGGATGACGATAACCGAGGGAATCAAACCAAAGAATGGTACGATAATAACCCTGAATATCGCCCACCCAATCATTTTAATTGCCGTTCACTGCTTATACCGGTAACCGAGGCTGATGTTGACTCATTCGAGCAGGGGTCAGAGCCGACAATGCAGCCCCAACAAGGATTTAAATGATCATAAAGTCTATTCACCAGATAGAGATAACATCAAGGTGTAATTTGAGGTGTGTTTACTGCACCCATCCAAAGATGCAGCGGCCAAAGATCGACATGAATTTAGAGACCTATGAAAAGCTAATTGATTTGGTTAAATATTTTGTGATCGATGGCTCGCAGAGCGAGTTAAATCTGGCCGGGATAGGAGAAAGCACGCTCCACCCAGACCTTGAAAATTATATTTCTATAGCTAGAAAAGCGCTAGGAAATAGAATAAAGCTCGTTATGGCAACTAATGGTATAGAGGTTTCCAAGAGGCCAGAGCTGGGTAACATGTTCAAGGAATATGGCGTCGATGTGCATGTAAGCCTGCATAGACCAGAAAAGGCGGGAAAGGCTATTGAGATATTAAAAAAGGTCGGCGTATTGACAGCAGTTAGCGCTGACCCATCCGTTCAGGCCGTAGATTGGGCGGGTCAGGTAGATTGGCATGTGTCAACAAGTTTAGCGGGAAGCAAATGCGCATGGCTGCACAAAGGGATGGCGTTTGCTATGTCTGATGGCCGTATAACTAAGTGTGGGTTTGATGCAAACGCTAAAGGCGTAATATGTCATGTAGATGATTTTAAGCCAGGTGTGACCGGTACAGCCCCATTTAGCCTGTGCAATGATTGCCATTTTGACCCAGGAAATAAAATACCAGTAACAGAGGTGGCGTGATGAAACTAAAAGTTGAAGTCTTTAGCGTTGGTAAGTGGAATGGAATGGATTTCACTCGTGAGGATTTGCAACTTATAGCAGCCGCATTCTCTGCTCTAAAAGAAAATCACAAAGTACCTCTCAAATTCGGCCACAACGATGACCAGCCATTTACTGACGGACAACCGGCTTTAGGTTGGGTTGAGGATGTCGAGGTAATTGATAACAAATTGGTAGCGCATATGGATAGCATTCCAGATGTTGTATTTAGCGCTATCGAGAAAAAGCTTTACCGCCATGTATCTATAGAACTAGATTTTGGCGTAGAACATAAAGGAGATTATTACCCGTTTGTTCTTAGCGGTGTTGCTTTGTTGGGTGCTGACATACCAGCAGTTAACAATATAGGTGACCTGACTAAATACATGGCGCGGCAATTAAAATCCAGTAAGCGAGCGGCTTTTACAGCCATCAATCAACCACAAAAGGAGATCGATATGGATCTTAAAGAAATGCAAGCGAAGTTAGACGCTATGCAAGAGCAGTTGAGCGCTCGTGATTCTCAGATTGCCACATTGGCAAGCGAGAAAGCGAAATTCGAGCGTGATTCTGTAGACCTGCAAGCGAAAGTTAAATTGCAAGAGGAAGCAGCGGAGCGCGCTAAGTTCGAGCGTAAGAAAGACGAGCTTACTACCTCAGTTGAAACCCTTGTCAAAGAAAAGAAAATCACCCCCGCGCAGCGTGAAGCCTTCATGGCTCAATACAAAGAGGATGACGCCACCATTGAAATGATGGAAGGCAATCTAAAAGTATTAGGCATGTTCAGTGCTGGTTCTGAAGGTGGTGAGAGCGGCCAGCAGAGAGATAAAAGCGAAGAGGGCAAGCGTCCAGATGAGCTTTTATTCGAGCGCGCCAAAAAGTTCCAGGTCGAAAAGAACTGTGATTTCACAACTGCACGCGATGCGGTTATGAACGCAGATCCTGAATTGGCCAAAGAATATATTATGATGACATAAGGGGATTGAATTATGGGTATGAAAGATGTAATTCATATTAATGCTGGTGAGGATTTGAGTTCTCGCCAATATCACGCAATTAACGTTTCTGGCACTCTAGCGGCCAATCCAGAGGCCGCAATGGGTATACTCCAAAACAAGCCAAATGCAAGCGGTAGAGATGCCTCAGCGCTTTATGCTGGGCCTAGCTTCTATCGTGCAGGCGGCGCCGTAGCTGCTGGGGATTTGTTAACAGTAACCACTTCGGGTTGGTTTGCTGTTTCAAACTCAGGTGACCAGATCGTTGGCCGTGCTATCTCGGCTGTAGCGTCTGGCGGCTCAGGTGAGGGTGTTTTTAACTTCGCTACTGTTGGTTACAGTATCATAACCAACTAATTGGAGGATTGAATTATGGGTGCTACAAGTAGAGACATTTATATTGATAAGATGCTGTCTGAGATGGCTATCGGTTATCGCCCTACGGGTATGATTGCTGATTTGATCATGCCGGTAGTTAGAGTTGGTCAACAATCTGGTATTTATACCGTGTTTGACCGTGGTGATCGCTTACGACAACGTACCACAGCGCGTGCGCCTGGTATGGAGGCAAACGTGATCGAGCAGGAAGTTGGTTCGGCGACTTACTATTGCAACAACTATGCGTTAAAAGCGCCTGTTACAATAGAAGACCGAGCAAACGCAGACCCAATTTTCACTAATGGCATTATCGAGGGTAGAACGCAGTTGGTTCTAGATTCTCTAATGCTTGATAAAGAAATCCGGGTTGCTAATCTTGTTACTTCTGGTTCCAATGTCGGCTCAAGCTCCTCTGTAAGCTCGGCGTGGAACGGAGCGGGTGATCCTCTAGGGGATATCAATACTGCACTTGATAACGTGCATGATAGCAATGGCGTTAAGTGTAATAAGATCGTTTTCGGTCTTAGCGCATGGCGATCATTCCGTCGTGACTCAACTGTTCGAAATCTTATTTTCGGTACTAATAACGGCGGTGGTTATCCAACTACTTCTCAAGTAGCCGGCCTTCTCGATGTCGAACAGGTTATGGTTGGCGGCTCATTCCAGAACACTGGCGACAAGGGTCTCACTGAGACTCTAGCTAAAATCTGGGATGATCAGGTGCTTTGTTACTATGCGCCTGATGCGCCTACTATTGAGCGCCCTTCTGCGTTCTATAGCTTCCGCTGGGCGGCTCCAGGGCTTCCACAAATGCAGGTTGAGCGCCATCCGTTTGATACTCGTAAGAAAGCCGAAGAGGTTGAAGTTGGCTATTACGAAGACGAGCAGATTACTGCTTCAACTTATGCATTCCTGCTGGAAGGTGTTAACAGTTCGCAGTAATAAGAACGCCCCTCTTCGGAGGGGCATATATTGGAGAATATTATGGCATTGGTACAACCGGCCTGGGTTAAAGCCCAGCAAAAACCATCTTTCCCTAAACCAACAGAAGAGGAGAAAAAAGCAGCTAGAGAAAAGCTTACCGTTAAGAAAGAAAAGAAGTAGTGATTTAAGACAAAGAGGCCCCGATTAATTTTATTCCTTGAGGATGATTATGGATATTGTCATAAACTGTTTAGGTATGCCATTCGATGGTGATACTATTAAAAACCGCAGCCTTGGTGGTAGCGAAACCGCAGCGTATTATGTTGCTAAAGGTTTAGCTGAACAAGGGCATAACGTTACGTTGTTCACTCGAACAGATGAACAGAAAACATTTGATAACGTAAAATACGTACCGGCGGGAGAGCAATCGGAACAGTACCCCATGGGTCAACAGTTCCACTACTACGCCGAGAACACCCCCCACGATATTTTAATCATTCAGAGATCACCAATGGCGTTTTCTAGAACCTACGCCAGCAAAGTGAATTTATGGTGGCTACATGATTTAGCAATGTATCGCAACAGGGAGCTTAACAACCAGCATCTATGGAATGTGGATGGTGTTTTAGTTGTAAGCGAATATCACAAAGAGCAGGTTAACGAGGTTTATGGAATAGATAAAGATTTTATACACGTGCTCAGGAATGGAATTGATTTAGAGCTGTTCCGTGGGGAACTTGAAGAAGTGCCAAAACAGGACGGCATTAAATACCTACTCT